CTGGAACGCCTTTGTCCAAATGTCGGAAATCAATGAGCCGTGGGCGTAGAAACCTTTCACGTGTAGTCCTGGACCGGCTACCTCGTAATTGTCGAGGGCTGTTCCATTGTTAGACACCGTGGAACTATCAAGGTCAACGCCGTTGAGCTGCGCGGAAGTGGAGAGAGAGTAGTAGATTTCGACGTGATTGCCGTAAAAGTTTCCCGTTCCGTTGTGATACTCGGCTGAAAGGCCGGCATCGTTCAATTCCACGTTTTCAATTCGCGCCCAGCAGGAATCCGTCAAATTGACACCATAGCCAGCGGTAGGGGCCACGGTGCGAATGACGCTGAGATTGGTAAGATTGGGCGCCGTAAGCTGCCCAGCTCCGCAGTTTGCCCCCGTACCGACCATGTCAACTAGATCACCAGTCGCGGTCGCAGAGGTTAGTACCGTAGAGAAAACGGTGAGATGTGGGCCATATCCGCAACCATTTAGCGTTGTGTAAGAATTTGCGAAGACAACTGTGCCGCCGGTGATCGTGTAGGACTTGCAGAGCAACTGGGTTGTACCGCCATCAACCAGAGCCGCCAGCGCCTTAGTGATCGGCGTGTAGTCGGCGGTCCCCGTGACTCCCCACCATTCCGCATAGTTCACGGTCTGACCCGCGCCATGGGTAAATTTGCCCGTTCCAGCCACGGTGAGAATCTTCACATTCGGCGGTGCGGAACCGACCACTAGACCCGACACTGTGACTCCGGTCGGCGCAACCAATGTGGCTCCTGTCCCAAAATGCAGCGGACAAGGCAGAGCATAGTTCGACGTGAAGGCGAACGCCCCGGCGGGCAACCACACTTCCGAGTTCGCGGCGCAAGCTGCGGTCATGGCGGTGGAATTGTCGGACGATCCGTTGCCGTTGCCGGAGTAGTTTAGGAGAGAAGCGGCAAAGGTTTCCGTTCCGCCCGATACTGCCAGCGGCGAAGTAACGGCGGTGATGATCGGCGCCGCCTGGAAAGCTCCCGTCCCCAGCGCCCCGCTCGCACTCGGCTTTTGCCCGTGCGTTCCGTCCGCCACCATCGGCACTTCTGCCGTGGTCCCCGGATCGGCGGAAGTCGCCACTCCCGCCTCACTGCCAAAACTTGTGTACGACGTTCCCCAGGCCGATCCCGTGGAGTTCGGAATCCCGGCGCCGGGATAGACCATCGAGCCGCCGCCGCCTCCACCCCCACTCAAGATCGACGCATTGACCGCTGGCGTGGCCGTCAAAAGGATGGTGGCCGAGCCGGACACGTAGGAGCCGACGCAGACCAGAAACTCGTCTGCCGAGCCTACCGGCGCGTAGTAACCGCCAGCCGCGGTAATCGTGGTCTGCGCGGTCGAGGAGTTGGTGGGGAAGACTTGCGCCCCGCGCGCCGCGCCGCCTTCAATCGCCACCTCGGGATTGAGCGTAATGGAGAAAGTCCCGGTTACGTCGATGAAAACGGTGGCCTGCCCTTGGGTGCCGATGGTCGCACACTTCGAGGTGGAGCTCGAGATGACGAATGGACCTGCCTTCGATTGAGAGAACACGGGCGGACCGAGGGCTAGACAGGCGAGGATAACGAACGCGAAACGGCGCAGAAGCATAAACGAGACTCCTTTCGGTTTTGTTGTGAGAGATAGAGAAGCTAGAAGGTGGACCCTCGACCGGAACGCGAAACCGGCGTGGAAGATCCCGGCACTACGGCAGTCACTTCGTTCGAATTTAGACTTTCACCGTTCGAGTTGACTGCCGTCACCACGTAGTAGTAAGTGCCCGGAGAAACCGATGTGTCGGAGTAAGTCGTGATCGGGCTCGAAGAAGAATAGATTTCGGAGTAAGGTCCACCGCTCGTCGTGCTGCGATAGACGTTGTTCGAGAGAACCGGGCCGCAAGTATTTCCCGAGTTCATCCAATCCGCAATTCCACCGTCGGTTGCGGTTTGGGTTAAGGGTGTCTGCACCCAGGTCGGAGCGGACGAGCCGCTGACCATACTTCCGCCGCCCGATTGCGCGAAAAAGACATAAGAGCCAGCATTCCCGCTCTGCGGGCAGATCACTTGCCCCGGAACGTAGGATGTGGAAGCTTGCCAGTCGGGAGGGATAGACCCTTGCGTCCAAGTCAGATCCACCGTGCCCGCGAAAACGGGCAGAGACGCCAAGAGCAGCGCGAGTTGAAGTAATCTCTTGCACAAGTCAGTTCACGAAACCTCGGTGGCGGGGGACGGCGGAAGAAGGCGGCGAAGCCAACGCGTAGTGAGCGCCGTACATATCCCAGAGCCCCAGCGTGCCGACGAATTGCTGTGTGGTCGAACCGCTGAGCGAAAGGTTGTAGACGACTTGCCCAATGGTCGCAACCGATGCGTTGACCCCAAGCGTCCAACCGGATGCAGCGGTTAGATCACTTCCGGGATAGCCGATCAGCGTGAAAAACATAAAACACGGCGAGGGAGTACAGGCATAAGTTTGCGCCGGGTTCGTGGGTGTGCCGGTTTCGTTTCCCGCCGGGGCGAGCAACGGCGAGAGGTAGGCACCGACCCCGGCAAACTCGTACAGGCTGAATTCCAACGTACAAACCACACAATGATCGCCAGAGGGAACGACCGCCGTGACTACGGTCGTGGTAGCCGTGCTCATAACCGCCGCGTTCGCAATCTCGTAAACCGCCGTGATGCCGTATTTAGTCGCGGTGGCGTTGTCTTGATAAGTGGATGCCTGCTCGCATTGAGACGGCCCCCCGAGACACGCCCAGGAAAAACCCGATGTCGTAGCCGCGATGTGGTTGTAGGCGACTCCAGTAAGTTCGCCGCCGCCGCTCTCCTGCACCCACGCCACAAGAAACAGATGATTCCCGAGTGTCGTGTTGCTGGAGAAACCAACCGCATTCGTGGTGAGCGTTCCACCCCCCGTGAATGTCGCGCTTGCGCTTCCACCCGCATTCGCCTGCACCAGCGTGGCCGAGCCGAAGCCCGCCGTCGTCAGTAGGCAAAACAGCAGGCAGAAGAGAGCAAGGGTAAGAAGTTTTCTCATTGCGAATTTAGTGGACTATCACCAGCGGAACAGACTTCCAAATCGCAGACCCAGCAGGGCCGGCAGAAGTGCAGAGGTACAGGAAATTTTGGTCCCAAGCGATTTGACCTTGCACGCAGGCCGTGCTTCCCGAGGATGGCGTCAGCGAATCGGAGATGGCGAAAGGACCGGAAACTCTGGTCTCGGAACCGACGCCGATCTGACTTCCTCCATTCCGAACGTAAATGATCCCGTCGGCGACGATCACTCCATTGCCTGAGTTATCGGTGAGTTGCGCATCGCCGGTTCCTAAATCGGAGACGGAAGCGTGCGCACCTCCGGCGGTCGTCAGCAACATGCGGTGCCCGCCGATCTTGCCAACGATGGGCCCGGTCATGGTCCCGCCGGTCAGTTTCAGGTACACATCCGAGGTTGCGGCCAACAGGCCGAGACAGCAGAGCAGCAGAAACGCAAGCAGTAATTTGGTTTTCATGGGCTCAACGTTGTGGAATCGACAGTCCAAGTCGTTTGGGTTGAAGCGCCGTCGGAGATGAAACTGAAATTAACAGCATCAAGGTTAGGGATTGTCCCAATCGTGAGATTTAATGATCCCGCTTGCCCCCCGCCCGTTTTCGTGTTGTTGCAAGTGATCGGCGCGGTGAGGTAACTGGTTCCGGCATTGTTTTTTGCGTCCAGCGTGGAACTCCCGGCGTTGTCGGTGTAGCAGTGGATCGCGGTGATCTGCAAACTAAGCCCAGAATTATTGACACAGAAAAATTGCGGATACGTTCCTGACGGGATCGCGTTCAAACCGTCGCCAAGTCCGGTTTGACAACTCTTCGCTACTGCAAGGGCCGCATCGATCCAACTTGGGACGCCGCTTTCATCTTCAGTTAAAACAATGTTTGTTCTCGCTGGCGGAGTCGTAGTGTTTCCCGTCAAGACGGTCCAATGCGCCCCGTCGTAGTAGCAAAGGTCTCCGGGATTCGCGCCGATGCAAGCGCCGCCCGAACCGCCCAAAGTAACAGTGTAGGGGCCAAAGCAACTATTCGCGACGCAGACCGTGTAATCGTAGCGGCCCGGCGGAGCCCACCAGCCGATATTCCCTTGGGCATCACCCGTGCTTTGACAGGCCGAGGGCTGGGGTTGAGGCGTGTCTTGAGATCCTGAAGGACATGTAGCGCCGGTCGAAGTGAAAACCTGAGCATAGTTTGTGCAAGGAACTGCATTGGCTGGAGAATTACACACAGCCAAAACCGGGGAATTGGGCGGAATGTTCGCCAGAAGATAGGGTGTTGAAGTGCTCGAAGAGATAGAGGGAAAAGGCGCATCATAGCGAACATTTTGCCCAAAGGCCAACGGCGCCAGCAAAAAGAGCAGGAATAGTTTGCGCATATTATTAGTTGCTCAGCACCGGGGTCACGGACAGATAGGTTGCTTCCGCCGGCGAGAAGGTGAAAACGTCGCTATTCACGGTCACATACTGGGCGGCGTTGCACTGCACTTGTAGAGTGAAGGTCGGAGTTGCGCCGGCGGCATAAGTGTTTGACGAGATTTCCGATCCCGAGAGCGCCATATAGCCAAAGCCGTTGGAATCCTGCCCGGAGAGCGCGAAGGCTTTCGCGTTGGTAGTGTCGATGACTTCCGCCGCGCACGCATTGTTGGCCGCCGAAAACCAGGCACCATAGCGAATGTCGGCGCGGTAGGTCCCAGGCCCGCTTGGGAATGTCACGGTTTCAGTCAGAACAATGGTCTGAGTCGTCGAGACGAGCGTCACCTGGGAGGCGAGGACAACCCTCTGCGGGGGATTGAATGCGGCATTGCAGCCTGTTGTGGTGGCTCCGCCGTTGGTATCGGTACAGAAAACCACTCCCGGAGTGACCGAGGTCGTCCCCGCGGCTAAGAGTTTCGTATCCCCGCCCGATCCGCCGCCCTGGACCCCAACTTGCGGAACCGAGCCGCCGACTTCCAAAGTGGTGAAATTGCCCGTGTTGGGCGCGGTCGAGCCGATCGTCCCCGGACTGGCCCAGTCGTAGCCCTCGAGCAAATTGGCGTTGAGATTCGTGACTTCGGTCTGGGAAGCCACGATCAGGGGAGGATTTCCGGTGGCTATGGTGCTGGTCAACTGCGAGACCGAGCTTGTAGGCCCGTTTCCGGTCACGCACGGGCCTACTGCGGTAGCATTCGTGCCGTCATAGACGAATTCTGCGGTCGTGACCTGGTTGGGGGCCGAACCGATGACGCAGCCGCCTACCGAGTTAGCCGGCCAGGAGAAAGTTCGCCCGCCGACCGCATCCTGAATGATCTGAAAGAAGATCTCGGCCGGCGGGGAGATCCCGACGAAGGTCAGCGGTTGAGCGGAGGCGTTCCCGGTCAAAGTGAGAATAAATAGCTGGTTTTCGGCGGCGACGGGGAAATTGGGGGTAGCCGAGTAGGTGATTACCGTGGTGGCGTTGGTCGACCCCCCGCCGCCCAACCCATCAATTGTGACTACGGTGCTCCCGCTCGCACAATTCGAGCCGCCAGCGCTTTTGATCACATAGCGATATGCGTTTCCACTTTGGATCCAGACGTTAGCCGTCCCGCCTGCCGAAAGAATTACGGGGTTGGCGTTGGCTGTGTTTCCTGTGTAATCAGTAAATGTGGCCAGCGGCGTCGTGGAAGCGATCTCGTAGGTAAAGACGCAGCCGAAGGCGTTGGGCTGGCCGTTTTGCAGGTAGGAGACGAACTGCGGCCAGGGAGACACGACCACGGCGGTCTGAGCGGGGGCGAAGGATGCGCAAAAGATTGCACACAGCACGAAGAAAAGAGCGTGGAGGCGGTTGGTCATAATAAATTTGTTATGCTGTCAGGCATGACTCCCGAAGAACGCTGGAAAGTTGAAGGCCGCACCCGTGAAGAGTTCCGCAAAACCAAAGCCAGTGTCGGCATCCTGAAAGCGGACATCGCAGCCCATGCGGAGCGATTGAAAGAAGCGCATCAGCAAGTAACCCAGTTTCTTGCCGCACCCACCGGCGGACCCGGCCCAACCGGGATGACACCAGCGCAATACATCGTGCATTTCTTCCGCGATCTCATGCCGCGCGATCTCGAACCCAAACTTCAAGAGCTTGCCGAACAGTCGGAACGGCTGGCCAGCCTGGAAAAACTGATCGCCGAATTCGACTGAGGAGTAGCCCGAACGTGGGGTGGACTTTCGTATACCTGAGTGTAAGGATGGGGGCGCTATGAGACAGTTCCTTTACCGCGTGCTGTTAGTGGCCATCGGAGTGTTTTTCGGATACGCTCTCGGCTATCGTTCACCTGCGCCACCTGCAAAACCTGTTCCCGTGGCTTGCTTTGATTCGCAGGGGAAAGAGATTCCCGATTGGTTTGCGAAGTTTGGCGGCGTCCGCATCGCATGCGCTCCCGGCGAAGTTGCCAAACTGCCTCACTGAGTTTTCCCCGCCCTTGCCGCTTCGAGTGACTGCTGTAAAATTCCGGTCAAATCCTGCGTCCCCGCTTGCGCCTTCGGGATAACCTCACCAGTTGCCGTTCCCATCGTCGCGGTTTTTACTGGTACGCCGTTTTTTTTCACCAGCGGGCTTGAATTGCGGATAGCCGTCGTCCATGCTCGTCCTTTGGAATCCGCCGATTCAACCGCCGCTGCTTGCGATGGGGAAACGTCGCCATGTGTATAAGTCTGGCCATTGTTCGTGATCGCGGTAAATTCCTGCGCGGCTGGATCGTACTTGTAGCCCTTGATGACGCTCGACTGTACTGGAGTAAACCCCTCCGGCAATTTCCCGGCGGCGATGGCTTGCGCGGCAGGCTGATTGCGCAGCGATACTCCGGGCTGTAAAGGCTTTCCGCCGAGCGCAGTTTCAAGCGCCTGCTGCACTTCGGCTGGCTTCGCCATTGGTGCGGACGGCTTCGCGACGATAACGTCGGAAAATTCAGGACGTCCGGTAGCAGGATCAATCTCAATCGTGCGCGGCGACGGCGCAGTGGGCTTCGGAGTGGCGGAAGGTCCTGACGGAGATGTACTCGGCTCTTCTCCCGGCACTGGTTCTTCGCCCGCGCCCCCCACTCGCCTGAGCCACGGCAGGAATTCAGCACCGGGGGGAATCAATTTTCCTACATAGGGGATCTGCCTTGCCTGGGAGATCGCGGCGCTCGCTACTGCATTCGAGATGATCGGATGTTTCGCGGCAAGTTGCGCAACCGGACGAATCGCAGCACTCGCAAGCGCCCCAACTTCAGGGCCAAGGGCCGGAATGCCTATTCCGGCCCCCAAAATTGCTCCCGTACCAAGGGCCTGCGCTTTAAGCCCGGCATCCACGGCACTCTTCGGTGCCATCTGCCCCGAGGCTTCAAAGCCCGTGGTAGTGCTCGGAATTTCAGCTTCTTCTTCGGGCCGGGAAACTGACCTGCCTCCGTACTTGGCCGCAAGCGCGGCAAGATCCGTTCCCGGTGGCATCGCGGGAGTTCCACCGTATTTTGCCGCCAATGCGCTGAGATCAGGCATTACGGAATCCCGGCCTCTTTCTTGAAGGCATCGGCTGATTTCTGGTCAGGGAAGGTGAAGCCAGCCACGGTAACGCCCCCCCCGCCCGACTGCGCCTGATTTCGCGCCATCGGAGCCATCTGCACTGGCTGGAACTTCGAGCCGTAAGTCTGATTGATCGTGCTCAAGGTGTTCTGGTATTTCGTCTGCGAGCCTTCCGCCATGATCCTCTGCATGTCGCCCATATCGTTCAGCACGGAATCGGGGATCGATTTGCCGCTGAGAGCTTTTCCGATGTGACCTTCGAGGGCTTGCAGATAGGAACCGCCGCCGTAATTCTGAATCTCGGCCATGTTGATGCGGTGGATGCCTTGAGCCGTCACCACCTGCAACGCGCCTTCCTCAGGGAGCAACTGGTAGGAAACCACATTGCCTTTCTTCGCGTCGTCCATGATGGCCTGCAACCGCTGGCTGACTGACTGCGCCTGGGCGTAATCTTCCCCGGCCTTCGTCGCGGCTGCAGTGGCGGGTGCGACCAGATGCGGAGGAACCATCGCGAGAGCGGCGTTCGAGCCCCGCGCAATTTGGGCTTCGATGTTGGCGCGGGCTATGCCTTCGGCGGTGGCAACGGCAACCTTTCCCGCCTGAATTTGCGGATTGGTCGCTACAGCAACATCTTGTTGAACTTTCTGCTGGGTTGCTGGCGAGAGTCCTCCACCGGCCGGAATTACGTTCTGCTGTTCCACTTGGCTATGAGCAATTTGCCCCGGCCCTTCATTCTTTTGCTTCACATCGTCAATCACATCTTTTTCGAGCATCAGCGAGTGATTCAAGATTTGCAGTTGCGCCGGGCCGGGATACTGCGGAGGAAGGGACTGTGCGTATTTCGCCATCGTTGGATCGCGCCGCAAGGCATTGACCGCAAGTGAATACTGCGCCGCCTGATCCTCGGGAGGCGCTTCAAGTACGGCCTGCAAGCCTTGCGATATTTGCTTATTGGCGTCGGCGTGCGCGTCGAGTGTGGCCTTGTCCGCTCCTGCAACATCTTTCCGCATTTCGGTGTACTGCTTGAGGAATCCCATCTGCCCCTGAGCGGAAATCCCATATTTCGGGTCTTGAATGCGGTCGAGCAAAGAAGAAAGGCGGTCACCCGAATTTGTCGGCGCGGGAGTCTCGGAAGTCGGCGCGCTCGCGGCGGGCGTCGAAGATTGAGCAGGAGCAGGCGCTGTGCCAGATTGACCGGGAGCGGTCGGCTGCTGAAGCGCCATCACATCGGAAAATTCCGGCGCGCCGGTCGCAGGATTTCTAACCACAGTGCGCGGGGGAGCGGTTGACGGTGCGGAAGGCGACGCGCTTGCGCCTCCGGTTGATGCGCCTGGCTGGCGAAAGGTATCGCTAAGAACCTGCGCGAATCCTTGCCGGTCCTTAAGATCGAGCTGCTGTTGCTGGAGAGCGATGTTCTGTTGCTGAAGGGTTTGCTGCTGCCCCTTGAGTTGCCCCGGAAACATCGCACCCTGCTGCTGCATCCGCTGCTGTTCCGCCGCCTGCTGCTGCTGCATGAGCGCGGTCTGCTGTTTCAGCTCGCCGATGCGGGCATACTCCGCCATGGCGTTCTGACTCGCCTCTTGCCCCATGGCAACATCTTGCGGGATATTCAGCGGGGTTGAAGTGTATCCGCCCATATTAAAAGTGTCCGATCTCTACCATCCGAAGTTGCCGCTGCCCAGCGTGCTCACGTAACTGCCCAACTGTCCCATCTGGTCGCTGCCCATCATGCCGCCAAGCGCACCTTGCCACGCTTGATTCGATCCCATGGTGCCTTGGGCCCGCGCCATGGCTGCGTTGTTCAGTTGCAACGCCTGTTGCTGGCCGCCCGTGAGGTCGATGTTCGCGAGATTCTGCGCCCCGGCCTGCCCGAGTTGTCCCATTTGTCCGGTCGAGGTCAGACCCGCATTCGTCCCGCCCATCAGACTCTGATAGTTCGACATGTACTGCTGCAGGGCGTTGTTATAGGTCGATTGATACGCGGATTGCCCGAGGCCCTGGCCGTACTTCTGCAAGGCCGTGCCCTGCGTCCCGGACATGAGGTTGCCGGTGGCCGCGCCGCCTGCGTTGAGTGCCTGCGTGCCGGAATTGAGTTGGAACTGATAACCGGGAGTCTGCTGAGCTTGCTGAAGGGTCGGGGCCTGAAAGCCTTTTTGCAGGAGCGCCTGGAGTCCCGCCGCCGACGTTGAGCCGAGCTGCTGGTAGGGCTGTTCGGCTGCCTGGTTCGCCGCCGTCGCGCTAGCCTGCGAGCCCTGCGCCGCCTGCTGGTTTTTGAGTTCAAGCTGCTGCGCCTGCTGCGCGCCCTGTGCGAGTTGATTCGAGGCAGTTCCCGCGGCGCCCGCGCCGAGAATTCCGCCGACCATCGATCCAATGAAGCCCATAAGATTTATCCAGTTGCCAGTATCATTTCGAGATCCCGAGCAAAAGCTGATGATGCAGCCGCGCATTTTTCAGCGAACTATGCTGATTCACTCCGTAGGCCGTCATCCCGGCCCGCAATGCACAATGAATCGCCGCCTCATTCCAGAGCGGGACTGAGCCGGTGATCCGCAAGCACGGCGTTTTCGCCCAAAGCCACTGAAAGACTTCCCGGAGAGCCCGCGCCCCCGTTCCCCACGAGGCAGGCAACATGCAGATATGCACTTGCCAGCACACGGAATTCTCCGGGAAGAATACGAACATGCCGCGCAAAATCTCGCCGTCATTGTCAAAAGCGAGCACGTACCAGACGCCTTCATGCAGAACCGGGGTCCACTTCTCCCGGTCGCCGGCCAAATCGTCGCCGATCCCTGGCCAGACTTTGGGGTGAGTGGCGATGGCACGGATCAGCTTCGCGTCTGCGGTGCGCTCGAACATCATCCAACTTTCCACCAGCGAGTACCATCGCTTTTTATCTTCATAAAACTGCCGGGAGTCCCCGGAGCTCCGGTCAAGGTGAAGGGGCCGCCTTCGATTCCCTTCAAGGTGAAAGTGTTCCCGTCCACTGAAGTTTTCGTGTAGGTGATCTCTTTGCACTGCGCCGTCTGCCCGGTGGCCGGATTGAGGCCTGCTGGCGGTGGCGTCTCTTCCTCATCACCCTTCGAAGTGTCCACCAAATTATGCGGCTGCAAGCCATGCGAGATTAAAAGCCACTGGTAATCAGTCGGGGAAAGGCTTGACCCCATGGTGGTCGGCGGCGGAGGGAGAATTTGCTTGGTGGGCATCAGGCGAGTTGCGGTTCCACTTCTAAATATGCGTCAGCTATCCTGATCGGCACGGGGTCCGACCACGATACTTCCCAGACTCGCTTGCGCGCCCGTCCCAACATCCGCATGATGACTCGCGTGTCGTAGCCGCCTTGCGCGCCCACGCTCAAGGTGTAGGTGTTCGACCAGATTTTCCCGCCATCATTCGACCAGCGGAGCATCACTTGCGGAGGGCGGGGCTGGCCGTCGCCGTCAAGGAGCGGAGGCTGCGCGCCCAGGCCTACTTCCACGTCAAGCTCGATCTGCTTGAAATAGATCCACTTGTTTTCGTCGGAGATGGTCGGCGATCGGCGGTAGCCGCGGATAGCGTTGCCGAAGTCGTCATAAAACAAACTCGAAAGCTCGTACACCGTTCCTGTAGCCCAGTCGCCGACGAGATGCTTCTCAAAATTGAAGGTATGGCACATGGCACGATCCGCGGTGTAAGTTCCCGTGACTGAATTGTAGAAACCGCGCTTGCCCCAATATCCGGTGGAAAGGTCGTAAGCCCAAGTCGCACCCGCCCCGCCGTTCGCACTCGGAAAATTAAGCACCCAAAACGAGTGACCGTATTCCTGATACGTCCAGCCCACCGCGTCGGACGTGACCCCGTACTGCTGCCAAGCCAGTTCGGTGGCGTGCGTGGAGATTCTTTGCGCGTTATAGCCCTGGCTTCGATTTGCGATGAGCGCGCCGCGGTCATCTTGTGAAAGCCAAAACACACTCGGATCAATCTGCACGGTGGCAAAAGCCGCGCCCGATCCGGTCTCTATAAAGGCGCCCTGAATCGGAATGAAGACAGGAAACCCAGCCCCGGAGTTGTAGTAGACGACCGCTTTCTTGGCCGAGAAGAAAACAATGGTGCGGTGGTCGCAGATCATGGACGTGATGTTGTCCGGGAAGTAGGAAATGGTCGAGATGTTGAGCCCGTTCCAAATCGTCGCGTCTTCCAGGTTCGATTGCTGAAAGGTGTGAGAATTCTGCAAGGTGGCGATCACGTAGCCATCGACGAAGCCGATCTGCGCGATCAGCCCGTTGAACTGGGTCATGTCCACCGGATAAAAGTTGTTGTCCTGAACCGCGGTGATGTTGAATTGGAGCGTGCCGTCTCCGTTGCCACTGACGATCGTGGTCGGATTATTGTTCTCGACGACATAGCCCGAGCCCGGCGTCAATTTGAAGCCGACCACCGAGCCGCCCGGCCCGATCGCGGTCACGGTGTAAGTTGCGCCAGATCCTGAAACCGAGCCGTCAACCGTTCCCTGATCGCCCGGCGCGTAATTCTGCCCGGCATAACCCGCGGTGATATTCAACTCCAGAGCGCCATCGCCCGCGCCCGCCGTCACCGCAGTTGCGGCGTTCGGAGTGGTCGAGTAGCCGGTCGATCCCGGCGAGATGGCAACCGTTTCAACCGGCCCGGTGGGGCCAGCACCGGTGATGGCGGTTACGGTGTAGACTCCGCCTGCGCCCCCAGCGATCGTGCCGGTGTCATTAATGGCGTACCCGGTTCCCGCGTGACCGGCTGTTACCGTGGCGACTGAAATCATCCCCACGGTGATGATCGCGGCGGCGGTGATGGCGCCCTTGAAGGTCATCACAAAAAGATTGCCGTTCGCCAGGATGACCAGTTGGGTTTCGTTCGCGGTCATCATGGGCGGGGTCACCGGCGGACCCGCCAGCACGCCGCGAACAACCGGACCGGCGCCGGTCAGTTCATAGAGTTTCGAAGCCGCGGCAAAGGTGCGCCCGTTGACGGTGAAGAGGCCGGGAATCGAAGCCTCGCCCGCCATCGAAGCGAAGACTTTTTTCCCCGGCGTGTGCAGTAGGGCGATGGCCGTTTTCGCGGCGGGCGATTCCGACTGCTCGCAGTAGGCGTTCATACAATCCTCATCGTCGATGTTCGGCGACTGACTCATGTAAGTCGGACCGCAAAAGCCCCAGCCTTTCATAAATTACTCGGGAGGTCCCCCAGGACCTGAACCTGAAGCCCAATTGAAATCCGGTTTCGCTTTCCCCGATCTTGGCATTCCACTATCCTGAGTTGATATTCGAGGAGACTTGTCATTCGCGGAGAGCACCGCTTTCCGCGCGCGCAGCGCCGCAATATTGAGGCTGGGATTCTCCCCGCGATTAGAACCGGAGAGTAGGTTTTCAGCGAGCGTCAGTTTCAGCGCATTGCGCCAGCCGGGGGGCAAAGTTCCCGGTCCGCCAGGTCCGCCGATGGGATCTTGGATGGTGACAAACTGCGAGATCGCGGTCCAGAACTGCAACCGCACTTGCTGTTGTGAGTTCGGCATTGGCCAGAAATAAAGCGAGCCATCGGGGAAGGTTGGATCGTAATAAACATCGGTCGGGACGTTGGTCTGAATCTGCTTGACCTGATTCAGTGCCCACCAGGTATGATCGCGAACGTTCATGGGCAAATCGACCAGGCCCGGTGTCCCGGTATTCAGTAAAAGCGCCGCCGATTCAAGGCGCACCGGACGCGGCAAGCCATTCGTTGAAAATGTCGCCAGTCCCGAAGGTCCGACGGTGTGGGGACTCAACCCAGCCACCAGCGTGTACACGCTGAAAACATAGGAATAGACGTAGGCTTTGCGCGCGCTCCACTCATCGATCAAGTCGTTGAGTTTGCGAAAGGCCCACTGCGCTTCGTCCGGCGGAACATTGTTAACTTCTCCGGGAGAGAGCGCTCCGATCTCGATCAGAGCGTCGGCGCAGAGATCGAGCACCCTATAGCTGAGCGGGGCCGGGGGCGTAATTGGAGGGGAGATCGGCATGGGTTGTTACTTGGCGTCGGCGGCGTCGAGTTCCGCGATCTCTTCGTCGGTCAGGCTATGAGCACGCGGCGGTGGGGCGCTTTTCTTGGCGGCGCGGCCGTTGACGATCCGCGAATAGTCATAATTCGGCGAAGGTTGATTCTTGAAGCTGCGTCTCTCGGCTGCCTTCAACATCCGTTCGTCGCCCACCGTGAGTACATCGCCCGATTCGTGGTGATAGACCGTTTTGGGGAATTCCTGGTGGACGTAACGCGGAGTGACCGGCTTCGAGAGGTCGATTTCGCGGCCCACCGGGGCGCTTCGCTGCAACTCGTCGAGTAGCGCGGCTTTCTGCGCCGGGCTCAGTGCATCGATCCCGGTTTTGTCGCTGAGAAAAGAATTCTGGGACATGGAAGGTTCCTTTTGGGTGTGAGTTCCCGCAAGCTGCGCTTCGAGCGTGGTACGCTCACGACGCGGCTTGCGGGTAGCTTCGTTCAAGGGCACGAGTTAGGCGACCGCTTTGACGATCCAGTCGTACCAGTGGCGTTGCTCCTCGGGAACGTCCGTCGGAGGAGGCAACTCGATTACCGCCTCGGGAATCGGAGCGGCCGGCAAGGGAGGCGCGTTATACAGTTCCAGTTCGACGTGGTGCACGCCCTTGGCGAGCGGTGTTACTTTCTTGACTTTGAGTTTGCGCGATGGCTTTTTCATTGTTCCTTTCCTGTGTCGCCTTTTACTCTGCGACCGTTTCGGGCATGACGAATGGACTCGGGTCGAAGTTCTCGGTTTCGACTGGCGTTCCCGTCTGCGAGTCGATGGGGACCGGCTCATACATTTCGGTTTCGATGGGCCTTCCCGTCTGCAAATCTTGCGCTTCGGTTTCGTGAGGCGCAGCCACCGCTTTCACGTAGGGTCGTTGGCGCAAGTTGTCGAGTTCGACGCCGACCGCTTTGTCGTCATCGATCAGGAACGCGAGCCAAGCGCAAAGCACCGTGGCGTCGAAGATGGATAACGATCGGTTGGGATGCGTGGCGAACTGAATCTGGTCGCCGTAGTGGGTCGCCTTGGTGCGAGAGAGGAAAAACGGGTTGGCGTGGAGTACTCTCTGCCCGGAATCCCTAGCGATGAGGTTGAGCCTGAGCGCGCCATCTCCCGAGCCCGTGGTCACTGTCGTCGCAACATTGGCGCGAGAGCGGTCGTTGAGTAACCGACGATGCTGGGGAGAAATGGAAACCGCAGTCACCGCTCCGTTGTCTCCGATGGCGGTGACGGTGTAGATAACGCCCTCGCCGGGAATCGTACCCGTGGCGTTGATGGCATAGCCGGTTCCGGCGGCTGCGATTGTAACTGCTGGAATCTGGTCGCCGCGGTAATCGGTTTTCTCGGCAAGGTCTACGCCGTGGTAAATCTCATGCGTGCGCAGATCAAAGGAGTTTTCTTGCGGCGGATTAAGCGAAGTCTCTGGGTCCATGGCGATATTCTCCTGGGTGAAGAGTGAAAAAGGCAAGGGAAGCGCCGGCCTGGAGGCAAGCGCGACGCCTCCCTTGCGTGAGACTAAACAGCGTTGCTAATACGACGGGAAATATTTCTTATTCGTTCCGTCAAACGTGAAACACAGCTTTTTGTTCACGACCGCAGTAGATGCGAGCGCGATGTTATTGGTCGCAGTCGTGACCCAGGTAGCGTCGGGAATGGTGCAGAACGGCGCGCCGTAAGGCTGAGTGGCCGATCCGCCACCGCCAAGTAGACCCAGCGTAGCCGATGAGCCCCAAGCCGTGATGGAGTAACCGCTGGTCCCGGTAACGTGGAACAGCGGGCCCGATGGATTGACCGCCGCGCCGCCCGAAACCGCAGCGACCGCGAAGGTCACGCCGGCAGGTTTTGCCTCATTGAAAAAGCCCGGCACCCATGAAGCTGTGATGCTGGAGCAAATCCACTGCCGCCCGCTTTGAATATTCACCGTGGGCGTGACCGAAGCTGAAGCGGTACAAGAGCCAGAGGGATCGACCGCGACAAAATAATTCGGCGGTCCTGCCAGCACCACCGAGCCGGACAAGTGCGCATTGGCCTGCGTGCCGTTGTAACCTCGCGTCACGCCGATCCTTGTGCCACTGACCGAGTTGACAAATACGGCTTCGGAGTTGCCCCCGGTGCCGTCTTCGATGTAAAGCAGGGTTGTATTCGCGGTAATGCCGGTGGCCGAAGCTACCGTAAAGGTAGTGGTCGATTGCGTCACCGACGCCGAAAGGCTGGTGGCGGTGAGTAAAAGGTTGGTGGCAGTGGCTTGGGCGTGCGCTTGGTAAATTTGGTAGAACGGCGCGGCAATCACCAAAGCCAGGATGAGCGAGAGAGTAATAGTAAGTTTTTTCATGGTTTTTGTCTCCCGATTGGAATGTACGTACAACACCGTACAACCAGGTGCGGGAAATCTCCTTTTCCTAGGCTCCCAGAATCGCTACTGCACCGTTGTCCTGGTACAGGTTGCCGAAACCGCAGCAAGTGTCAAAACGGTGGATTTGCATGGACCGAACCGGGTCCCAGGCTTTGACGAAGCGCACCGGAATCCCGGTTTGCTTGTCTTCCGCCTGCGAACGCGCTTCGACCGCCTTCGGCAGATAGAATCTCATTCCGACGATGGCGAATGCCTGCTTAGTCAGAGCGAGGCCGATGGTGCCGGTCACGCCGTTCGGGGATTGGGTTCCGGGGAAGAGCGTCATCGCCGCCGTATCCGCGGGCAGCACATCGACGTTCTGGTACTGCGAGCCCGGCCCGTAGATCGCGGGCAGGATTTGCAGCACATCGGCCGCGTTGCCAGAACCCAAGCCAACCAACGACTGAGTTATGGTGAAAGTCTGCGGGGTCAGTGGTCCGGGACTTCTCCGGGTGCGCGGGTTCACCATGTTGACGTTCAAAATGGAGAACTTGTCGCCCTGGTTGAAGGTGTCGCTGGCGGTGCAGCTAATCGCAAGCGAGGTTCCGCTCTGGCCTGCGCCATGCACGGTGACTGCTCCCGCCCAAGTTCCGGCGGTTTGCGAGTACAGCGACTGCTCCTCGAAAACGTCGAAGCCTTTCAGCCGCCCCAGCGCGCCTTCCTTGAACGCCATGGTGATTTCATCGCTCGGTTGGAAAAGTGAAGTCACGGGCGTGTTGATCGAGTTGGTCTGCATCGAAGACGAGACCAAGGCGCAGCGTTTTCCCGGAGGCGCGGCCTTTTGCAAGAGCCGGGCGCGGGCATCGTCAAGGAACTTGACCGAGGTCGGGTCCGATCCCAAAATGCCGACGATCTGCGAGGTGTTGTTTTTGGCGAAGAAAGCAGCCTTCGAGTCGATTTCTTGCGCGATCTGCACCCCTGCCGGTTCGAGGTATTGCTCCTTGATTTCCTCTTCGGAGCGTTCGGCTTTGACGGCGGCTTCGTAATCGTCCCACTGAAAGTCGATGCCAAAAGGTTGGTCGAGCGAGATGGTGGTTGAAATCCGGTCGATGCCTTGCGGGTTGTAACCGAGGCCGTCGCGGATCAGGAACTGTTGCGGGAATTTGACCTGGATGGTGGTGCCGACGGCGAAGGTTTTGTTGTAGTCCTTCTCCCAGTCGGTGCTGAAATACTCCGCCACCTTCAAAGCGTTCTTGAGGTTGCGGAGCACTTCCATCGAGATCCAGGAAGTGTTGAGAAACTGGTTGGCCATTTATTTTCCTTTTTTGCGACGTTCGAGAGCACGGCGGTTTTCTTCGCGTATATAGCTCTCGGAGTCGCCGGTTTCGAGGGCCTCGGCGACGGGATCTTTTCCCACCGCTCCCTTGCCGGAAGTTTGGTGGGGAGGCCGAGGGGCCTGGGTCACGGGTTTCACAGAAGTTGTTTCGGTAACAGCAGACTTCGCATTGGGCTTGGCTTCGCCGCTGAGATAAGTATTCGCGAGCACGGCAAGGCGCGAAATTTGCTCAATCTGGCCGAGCTTGTAATCGGTGCCTTGCGGATTGCGCGCGAAAATCTCACGAATCGCTGGATCGTCGATGTTTTTGGCGAGGTGATACAGCAACGAGACGCCGCGATCCGGTTGCGCGAGAAAGAAGCGATCGAAGTGCGAGCCGTCTTGATAGAAAATCGCAGAACGGCCGTCGGCTTCTTTCGTTCCCAACGCGGCTTCCATGGTGGCGTCGTAGTCCGGGTGAACTTCACGCTGTTTTGTGACATGCTCGGTCAGACCCTGCTGTATCGCTTGCCTTTGTCGATCCTGCTCGCTCGCTTGCGTCGTCTGCGAAAACTTCTCCACGGCCCGGCGTTCGCCCTCTTCCACCAACCATTGATCTTTTGCCTCTTCATATTCGGCAAAGGATTTAAACTTCGGCTGGTTGGTTTTCGGGTCTACGTCGTCGATCTTGGGCTTGAGATTGGTTTTTGGCTTTGTCTCGGTTGCAGGTTGCGATTCCTGCACGGTTTCACGCTGAGGGGGTTTTTCGAGGCGTTCCAGACGTTCGCGCAGTTCGCGATTTTCACGGGTGATCTTCGCCCAGCGGTTTTCGCTGGTCGCTGCCGTCTTCTGTGCAGGTTTCGCGGGTTCCGAGCCCGCAGCGGTTTCGGATGCATTGGGAGTCGCCGATTCTCCCTCTTTCACTGGCGGAACTTGAGTTTCTTTTTCCCGCTCTTCGCGGATCACGGCGGGAACGTGCTCACCATCATCCACTAACTGCGTGGCGGCAACGTCCAACTTTTCCGGCAATTCGCCGGTGAGTCGGTAGTTTTTGCCAGTCGGCAGAAAGCGAGATGTGGGTTCGCGATCGGGAGTGGAAACTGCCGAGGCTTCCTTAGTGACGGCGGGTGTGCTCATGATTTTCCTTTTTTCCGCTTTACGCTGCGGGGGCGAGAAGAGCTAAACTTGGCCTTGATTGGGCTGTGTGTTCTGCGCCATCGCCTGTTGATGGGCCTGATCCGAATCCTGCGTTTGCTGCTGCAACGTAGCCTGCTGGTCTGCCAACCCTTGCGCGTGCTCATGTTCGGCGGCCTGCATCCCGGCTTCGTGGGCGGCACCATGGTTTTCGACCCAGAAGGCTTTGTACATCTCCATCTCTTGCGCGGCGTTCTGATTCTTGGCGGTGATTTCCGCGATCAGCACTTTAATGTCGTTCGCCAATTGCGCGCGCTGGTTGTCGCCGTCTTCCTTCATTTGCTGGAGCAACAATTTCGTCTGCTGTTCGAGAACTTTCCCGGCGTGCTCGGCATGTAGGCCCGCGGCTTCCTGCTGCACTTGCTGCAACTGCGCCTGAAGTTGAGAAACGACGGCTTGGGCCTCCGGTGGAAGATTCGATGGGGCGGGCGGGTCGAAGACTTCGGCGATCTGCTGGCCGATAGGTCCGAGGTCGGGCCGCATCCGAATGGCGAGCGCGAGTACCTTGGCCGCCGGGGTTCCGGGCTGCGGCATATTCGGCATGTTCTCAATCAGTTGATCGACGAATGCCGCTTGCTCTTCGCGTTCCGACTGATAGCTCGGCCCGGTAGAAATGGTTACATCGAAATCGCCTTTGCCGGTGTGAATGTGGTCCTCGGGAACATCCTGCACGTCATAATTACCTTGTTCGTCAATCGGATGCGAGGTGTTTCCGATGACATGCACCAAACTGCGGGAGCCGTCGGGTTGAGTCACGGGCATTTCGCGCTGGGTGTCGAGGATCGGTTCGATCAATTCATTGATCTGCCAGCCCATGTTGTGCAGGAAGCAGTTCTCATAGCGGTCCACGAAGTGAAAGGCGCCGAGCGATTCCATGTCGTCAATCTTTTCGAGGGCCACGCCGGATTTCTGATTCCTACGTTGGGCAGCGTCGGGCAGGGGAGTGATGCCCATCGCGGCTTGCAGAGAACGGCCGGCAGAGTCTTTCGCCAGCTCGTACTGCTGAAAGTTAGGTTCGTATTGCGGGCGCGTGGGGATCGGGAGAACTTGCCCGGTTACGCCGTCGATCATCACATCAACCTGAGCGATCGCGTGGGGAACTTTGGTCAGCTCTTCCCAAACTTCGGCATCCGACTCAAATTGTCCCTTGTAGCCGATGAAGGGCGTTTTGGGCACCATGCCCGCCTCTTCGCACTCCTGGGTGGCGAGGAAGTCATACAGCATCTGCGGATCGCGCGCGAAGCGAACCATGGAGAGCAGTTCGCGCTTGCTGTTGCCGCCTTCGGTGGTCCAACGCTCCGGCCCGAAACAGGGAATAATCGGGATGCGCGTTCCGGCCCATGGAACATCGTCGAGAATCTCGAAACCGTTGGTCAGATACTGCATGACTTTGGGGATCTGGATTTTGCGGTCCCGCTTGACTGTCCCCTTGATTCCGGCTTCCTGCGCGGCCTTCCACTCGTCTTCGCGAAAGATAACCGGGCCTTTTTCGGTTTCGACTAGCAACAGCATGTCGGTTTCGTGCTGCACCATCCAATACTCGGCACGCTGCACGAATTTATCTTTGATCCAGTCGGAGAGATGGGGGTCGGCATCGCTCGTAAAGTCGGTGATTTTCGCCTTGGGGTAAAGGCGCTTAAATTCCTTTTTCGGAACGAGTTCCAAAAGGAAGCCGTCGGAAACGTCGGAAGCGTCGGGCTGTTTGTAAGTGGGATTGAGAAGTACACAGTCCGGGTTCATCACCGGCTTGACAATAATTTCCTGGTCGAAGCTGTCGTCGTCCTTGTACTCAGTGCGGATCACGGCGAAGCCATAACTGCGCTCAATCATGCTTTCAAAAGCATTCAGATAAACGGGCTGGGCCTGCGACCGTTCCTCAATTCCCATGATGAGGTTGGAACGATTCTTGGCGTCTTTGTCGTTAGCACCATCGCCCTTCGGCATGGCTTTCACTGAGCGCTTGCTTTTGCGAACGTTGCCGATGGTCTGATTGAGAAATTGATTGATCTGGTCGAGGTGAACACAGGGGCGGCCAGCGTCTTTCCTTTGGGCGCGATCTTCCGCCGTCCAGGGGCCTTCGATGCTGATGGACTGCATATCGAGGCGGCCCTGCTCGCGAATATCCTGCCACTCTGAGCGGTAGTCGGCGTAGGCTTCCCTGATCTCTTTGGGTTCGGGGGGTTTCATTGAATGATGGTTTTTGGCGCGCAGGCCGGACAGACCATTTCCGGCGGATGTTCACTCGCCCGCCAGCCGTCGCGGTGCGCATCTTTGAATGCTGCTTTGCGAGTCTTACCGGAATAACCTTGTTCGCGGGTACATCGAACACATCCAAGCGTCAGAAATCCCTTGGCTTCAGAGAGTTTGATTGCCTCGGTTGCTGCCTCTGCCAATCGGTGCTCTTCGCTCTTGATTTCCCCAGGCTTGAACGGCTTCGGGAAAGCCGAACCATCCCAAACGTCCCACTGCTCCCGCTCCGCCCTCTGCTTCACTTCCATTTCGTAATCTTCGAGCGATCGCGGCGTGAACGAAAGGTGGAGCTTCAAGCATTCATAGGCTTTTCGCCGCTCCGCGGGCGCAGTGGACATGAGCAACCCACGAAAAGAGTCGTGCGTCTTGTAGAGGGTCGCAATCTGAGCGTACAGGTTGCGATCTTCCAAGCCGCCGAAACCCAGCGTCTTCAACTCATGGTTGATGCGCTGGCGATCCTTGAGGGTGACGGCGGGCATCTAGGCTTTCAGGTCCTTTTCTTCCAACTCTTCCTCGGGGCCGTCAAGCTTTAGATGCTCGTGCAGTTTGCCCATCAGCGCTTCGCCATCTGGAGCGGAATAAGTGGTCGCTTGGCCGCTTTCCATGAAGGCGCCGCTCTTGCCGGCCGATTTCATGTGGGGAATATGCTCGACGGTGTGCGAGCCGTCGTCGTGGTGGGTAATCTCGGTGCGGTGAAACGGTGCTTTTTGCATGGCTGAGGAACCTTTCTTGTTATGTCCGAGTGAGGGATCGGCATGCAACTCGGCATTCATCTTGTCTTTCTGCGAAGACGTGAGCGGCGAACCGCTCGATTCGAGATAACGAACTTGGCGACGAGTCCAGGGCATACAAAATCTCCAAAACATTACCGGAGCTGTAGTAGTGACAGGGAGGAACTACAGCCCCGATCCCGGCGCTTGCGCCTATCCGAAGGAACGTGTAGCGCCGAGAACACCGTTAACTCGACAGCGAACAGCCCAGTTCGGCGCGCACGTACCACACGCCTTGGTAGGCTTCGAGGATGCACAAGGCTCCAATATGCGCGTTGAAGGTCATCACCGTGTCGTGGTCGCTCGTGTTGCCGTCGCGAATGTCGCCCGCGGCGGGCGTGGTGATGGTGTGGGCGTAAGCTGTGAGCGAAAGAATCTCGATCAGCACGCCATCATCTGCGCCCACCGTCGGCGCGGCCAAAGTCAATGCAGCTGCAGCAGCATCGGTAACAACGTACTTGCCGGGAAGGTGAGGATTGATCGCGCCCGAGGCGGTAATCGGAACGTAAGGACCAGCCAACAGCGAGGCTACCGCGCGATCAGTGAAAGCGCCGGTGGGGGTGTTCACTTGGTTGCCGGGGCCAGTGGATAGAGGGGTCATAAGTTTATTCTCCTAGTGAGCTAGAAAAGTCGATTACATCGTTCCCATCATGCGCGCCCGCATGAAGTTCATCGCCGCGGGGTCCATGCCCCCGTTTTGCGGCATCTGGCCGGGCATCGATTGAGACATGCCGGGCGACATTTGACCAGGCATCTGCGGAACACCGGGCTGGGCCATGATGGGATTTCCGTTTGGGCCTTGCGGCATCCCCATCGGCATTCCCGAAGGCATCCCTGGAGGGCGAAATCCGCCAGCCATGATCGGGGAAGCAACCGGGCCACCCGCGCCCGCCATCGGAGCTTGCGGCGCCGTCATCCCGGTGCGTTGCGCGAACACGTTATTCTGATCAGCCATCAGCATGATTTAAGACCAGGGGGAATAGCTGCGCTTGGAACTTGATACCGTCGATTTCTTTTTGGGCAACACCGGCATGGCGAAGGTCAAGGCCAGCGCATCGCCATCGTCGGGCGAACTGGAATCCGCGCCCATTTTAGCAAGACGCTTCTGCATCAGTTCCTTCGATTCCAGTTTCACGCGCTGCAAACGGTCGCCAACCAGAATCGGCTTCGAAAGATCGGCTTCGAGACCGGGATCTTTGTCAATCGCGCCGCCGTCCTGTAGCCACTGCTTCATCTTTCCCCACATCTCATCTCTTCGATAGGCATACTTCGGATCAGTCGAATCCTGACCGAAGTTCACTTCCATGATGTTGGTGTGGCCAAGGGCTCGCAGACGTTGCGCAACCGGGCCTGCGATTCCGGCTGAATCGCAGAAGAGCATGGCGATTTTGTCGCCGTTGAAATTCTTGGAGAGCACGTCGGCGAGCTTACCGACCATCACTGCGGGGTTGCGAGTAAATTCACCCTTCACTTTTATGGGGGGAATACTTCGTCCATCAAAGCCCTTTCTAAATCGGATAACATTGTCGTCCGCGCCTCCCCACGCAAAATCGACTCCAGCGACCAAAGGATCGTCAGGGAGTGAAAGGGCAATTCTCTGTTGCGCGAGTTGAATGGTGCTGAGATCAATAAATTGTCCAGACGCTGCGCGAGGCGGTAAGCCTCGAACACGCACCCTAAAGAAATCGGAATCCTCGCCGTAGTCCTGCTCCCACTCAGCGATTTCTTCTTTGTTGGTGCCTTCGACGGTACGCGAGTCGATGACGTAGGTTTTCCAGCGGTGCCTTTGGTTGCCGTGGGTGCAGTCGTAGAAGTCGCCGGAGTTGAGCGTCGGGTTTCCGAACTTGAACCAGAGGATTTCCGTGTCACTATCAGTCAATGCTCCTCGTCCGACTTCGGCGGAGATGACGGAGGCGATTTCCGAAGCCTCATCCATGATAATCACAATGCGCTTGCCTTGGTTGTGAGCACCGGCGAAGGCTTGCGCGTTTTCTTCGGACCAGGGATTGAAATCGGCGCGCCAGGTGCGATCGTGACCCTGCTCCATGACCTTGATGGAGGCAACGTTGACGGCGAACCAATCGGAGTTCAGCGCGAGGCGAAACCACTTCGACGCTTCGGGCTGAGTTTTGGTATCGAGCTGGCCTTTGGTGTTCGCAGTGACGATCACTTTGCAATCTTCGAAGGTGGACATAGCCCACCAGATGATCATGGCGACCAGTGCGGATTTGCCGATGCCGTGACCGCTCGACACAGCACACTTGAAAGGCTGATGACACGTCTCGGGATTCTTCAGGTGCGCGCCCACGTCCGCAAGAATCGTGGCCTGCCATTGCCGCGGGCCGGCAGACTTTTCCAGTTCCATTTCACCCCACGGGAAGCCGTAGAGCACGGCGCCCAGCGGGTCGTGGGTAAAACCGCCTAAGTCGTCAGCGAGCATCTGCTGTTCGGATACCTGAATCATTTCGGGGCAAGCGCACGCTTGCGGGCTTTCTGGATGGCTTCCGAGAGTACGAGGTTCACGTTCATCTCAATCGGCTTGTCGTGCAGGTGGTTCACGGTGTCCACCGGGCGACCGTAGGCGCGGTCTTCGAGGTAGCGCAATAAATTCGTGAGCGGGATGATGGAGAACTTTCCCTGATAGTCGGGGCCTTCGATAGCACCTTTCGGCGGAGGCAAGAGTTTGCCATCGTCACCGATGCCGAGCCGGTTTTTCTCCAACTCGATAAGCGAATTCCAGAGCGTTTCCGACTTCGCCTGGTTGAGCACTCGCAACGCGACATTGACGTTGGTCGGACGAACGGACTTTGGCCGCCCGAGTTTCTTTTTCTCGCCGGTCTTTGGATCGATGCCCGGTTCACGTTTTCCGCCGCGGCCCATTAGGTGAGAAATTTGTTGTGTTTTTTCAAGTAGGCAATCGCCTGTTCGAATCGAAGCGGATTTTCTTCACCGTTCCCTAGAAAAACATTGCATTTTAGGTGCAACAGTCCGCGCATTTTCCCAGTGAAGTGATCGTGATCAACTTGCCAGTGCTCTCTCAAGGGCAACTCACAAAGTGCACAACAGCCCTTCTGTTCAGCAAGCAGCTTTTCGAATTCCGCACGAGTAAGCCGATATCTTTTCAGCCTAACCGCTAGATAATGCTCAAACGCTTTTGGCTGTTTGATGAACGCTAGAATTCGCTCGGTTTCTGTCTTCGCTTTCGCTGGCCGCCCGAGCTTCTTTCCCAGTCCTGCGATTCGTGTCCCGCCTCGCGACATATACTCCCCCCGCCAACAAAGGGTAGCAGTCTTGAGGCCAAAAAAGCCCAAATAGATTCAAACAAATCAAAGGCCAGATGACCCCTGTAAGGCAAGCCCGATGGCAACCGCTGCCTCCGCATCCGTCTTTTTCAGGTACGCCCCCGTGCTACTCATGGACTTGTGGCCGAGATACTGGCGAACGTTCTCAATTCCCGCGCTGTGAATGGTTTGCATGGCTACGGTGTGTTTTAAAACGTGGGGATGACGCTTGCGCTCGGGGATCCCCGCGGCTTTCGCGTAGCGCTGCATCAGACGCCAGAAATGCTGCCGGGTGACGGGGAAAAGCTTTTGGTTGACGCGCATGGGACGAATGAAAGCTAAGAGCGCCGCACGCTCATCTAGAAGCGGTTCCAGATCCGAGATCAAAGGCTGCACAGTCCGCAGACTTCCCTTCAATCGAGCGACGGTCAGGTGCCCGTCGGCGACCGCATCCCTTTCGAGCCGTACCACTTCGCTTGCTCTCAAGCCGTGCGAGTAAGCCACAAGAATCATCAGCCAATTCTTCGGGCTGTGCGTCCTCGCCGCTTGCAAGAGGGAGATCAGCTCGGGCTTTGATAATGCCTCCACGAAGCAGCTACAAGCAAAAAAGGTGACAGAAGTTCATATTGTCACCTACTCCGCATTCCCCGCACGATACTCCACCAGGAACTGCGCGAGGTCGGGACAGGGCTGCGGGCTCCTAGTGTCCGGGTAATTGGGAAAGATGACGTGCAGGAGCGCCCGACTTTCTTCCACCGTGAACCACTCAAGAGCGCCCATCCTAGCGAAAGGTCAGCAGCACCCAGCGCACGATCTCGGGAGCGCGCGTGACCAGGCCGGTGACCACCGCCACCACCACCGCATTCCGCAGTTTGAGGTTAAATACCTGCTGGCTGAGGCGCCCGGTGTCGGCCTGTAAGCCGCGAATGTGATTCGATTGGGCGTTGACCGCGTGCAGCAGGGCTTCGGGTTGGGCGCGCTCGGGGCCGTCGTACTGGGCTCTGCGATCGATCTTGTTGAAGGTTCCAAGATACTTAGCGCGTTCGATGACATGAGGCGGAGCGTAGAGCGGATCTTTCATCGCTGCTCATACCTGCCGGCCATTTCCTCGCGTTGATAACGCACGGCCAGCTGCACCCGGTTGTCGCAGCCCACGCGCTCACACGATCTGTACACATACGCTTTGACGGTGTGGTAACTCATCTTCAACTCTTTCGCGATTTCGCGATTCTCCAGGCCATCACGCACGCAGCCCGCGATCCTGAATTGCGTTTCGGTCAGAATATCGCGCAGAGAGGGAAGTAAATCAGGGATCTCGGTGCCGGAGACCACCAGGCTTAAGCCGGCGCTCACGCCGTCACCACGCGCGAAGTGCGGAGCTGCATGACCAGAAATCCGAGCGAGGGCCGCGGCTGCCAATCCTGAAATGAAGCGGAGGGGCCGAAACGGAAGGGGCGCGCCGCGGGGCTGGGCGCGCAGAGGACGGGGATAGCTACGATCGTGAAGTCGTCCAACCAGCGAAATCCGCCGCGGGCAACTTTCAATTTGGCGGTCGCTCGATTGCACTTTTTGACGCGATCGCCGAGAACGTTGACTTTTGCGGACACGAGTAGCTGACAGGCGCGGAGGCAGGTACCCGGCTTTGGCGCGCGGGCAGCGATCGGAATGGCCCCAAAACGGTTACAAGGCAGAATATAGCACGAAATGGTTGCCAGAACGGTAGGTTACTAAGGTGCTAGGGGGAGGATTTCGGGGATTTTGGGGTAAAATGGGCGCATGTCTAAGCCTGTTTCGGGTCGCCGTGCTTCTCGAAAATTTTCTGCATCTCAATTACGTCGGAAAATCGTTGCCGCGCTTCTGCGTGGGGATCTAGTTTCGCGAACTCCTGCTCTACCTCTTCAATCAGCTTTAACCCTTCTTTTGGAAAACCCGGACTCAGCCGCGCTGCTACAACGACTTTCAGAGCGCGAACTGCAACTTGAAGCTTTGCTAAAGTCTCATCAATCGCGTGGAACTCTTCGGCGATCTTCTGCAAGGCCACGTCGAGCTGTTTCCGGGAAATAGTCACGACGAATCACGGCTTGACTTTCTTATGCGCTTTCCAGCGGGCTTGGGCGGCCCCTTGAGCGATC